TTAATGTACCATCAGTCGCTAATTTTTCTAATAATCCCATTGTTTTGTTATTTAAATGTTTCGTATAAATATTTGATTGTTAGGCTAATCGGTACGCGTTTTGGTATTGATTTGTGCCTGTTTCTGATTGTCTACCAACGATTTCACCTAATTTTTGACCGCTTACGTTAAGTGCAACAGCAGGTGCAGGTTTATTAGCTAATGCGTTTACTGCGTTTCTTACTTCGTTTATAGCGGCTACTAAAGGCGATAAATCACCACCTAACATTCCCGCTGCTTTTGGTGAATTTAGCGGTATAATTGCTTCAGGACCCGCCTCACCTATAGTAGCATTATTGATTTCACCTGTTACAATACCACCTGTTGCAAATTTAGTTTCTTTTGGAGTTGATGCAGCATACATAGCTCCCATTACAGCTGCTAATCCACCAATAATAGCAAAAGTTATAGCACCTGCTGTTAACGCTTCTGCTGCTGTTACTTCTGCCGCTGCACGAGCTGTTGATAAGCCAAGAGCGGTTCCTAATTTAATTATTAATTGTCCTAACCCCATTAACATTTTACCTGTTAAAAGAGCAGCTACCGATCCTAGAATGGTATAAAATACACCGGCATTATCTAGTAAACTTGCAAACATTGACACTACATCCCCTAAAGGACCAGCAGCTATATCTGCTATAGTTGTCTGTACTTTTGTAACTAAATCTGAGAATTTTTCCTGTGCTGATCTTTGTTGTTCTTGTTTTTCTATAAATTCATCTAAAGATAATCCTGATTTTTCAAAATCAGCAAGTTGTTGAGCATTTAATTTAGAGGCTTCACTTCCATATTTGTTAATAGCCTGTTGTTTTAACAACATATCAGCCATTTCTTCTCTACTCATTCCAAATGCATCAGCAAGTGACTTCTGAGCAATAACATTCATGCTTTGGAATTCTTCTAAAGATCCAGCTTGATTAGCTACTTCTTGCATTAATGTAGCTTGATCACCAGTTAGTGCTGCCGCTCTAGCTCTTTCAAAATTAAGCTGTTTACCAGTTATTAATTCTGCTTTTAATTCATTCTCAATTGATGATTCAAAATTAAGAAGAGATTCAGCTGTTTTATCCATCTGCTCTAAAGTAGTACCTAAAGCTTTTGCTTGTACTACTGCTTTAGCTATAGCATCTGGGTTGCTTTGAAACTTAACTAATATACCTGCACTTAATTTAGATACATCTTGTAATATCTGTTTAGTGCTAAAGTGTGTTTTAGTTGCTTGTTGAGCGAAAAATGCTCCTGATCTTATACTAGCAGTATATTCTTTGGTACTTTTTCCTGATGCTGCTGAAAATGCTGTTAGTTTACCTGCTTCTTCGGCTGATAGACCTGTTAATTCTGTTAATTTAGCAAAATTAGCAGCTTCTTCATCGCTAAATTTAACTGCTATTCCTAGTTGTTGAGCTAATTCTGCTTGTGCTTTTACTAATCTGTTAGTATTAATAAAATTATCATTAACAGAACGAGAATATGCTTCTGATTCTCCTCTTATATCTTCTGCTACATCTCTACTAACACCTAAAGCTTTACCTATGTTAGTAATTTGGGTATCTATTGCAAAGGCATTTTTTAGTAGAAATGTAATAACTGTTAAAGGATCTGTTATGCCCTTAGCAATACTTTTTCCTATTTCGAATATACCAGTACCCATTACAGCAAAAATGCTCTTTGTTTTAGCTGCAGTTTCCTGCATTTTTTCTAGAACTTTTTCACTGTTGATAAGATTACCTAATATAGGAATTTTATTTAGACCCTTTACAATATTACCTAAATTACCCATAGCAGCTTCTGTTTTAGCAGCATGGGCAGCTTGTTTAACTAATTCCTCATTTTGTTCTTTATGTTTTTGAACAGATTCTGATACTAGTTTTAAATAGGTTTCTTGGGTTATTGCTCCTGATTTTAATGCATTTTTTAAATCAATAGAAATACTTTTTCTTTTTAATTCATTTTGAGCAATTTGCTTTAAAATATCTTTTTCTTTTGCTTGACCTTTATTTAAAGCTTCTTGATTTTTAAGAAGATCTTCACTTTTTTTACCTAAATTATTAAATGATTTTGTAAGATCTGTTGCTAAAGCTTTACCATATGCTTTAGTAAAACGATCAGCATCTTGAATATTATCTCCAATTTCTTGTTTTATAATAATTCCTAGACTCTTAAATGAATCTTTTAAAACTTCTACCGTCTCAACTAAATCTTGAGCAGCTCTAAGATCCGCTTGAGGATCCATAAATCGTATAGGTGTAAAATCAGTACGCATGGATATAAATATTTAAAGCGCCTATTTTTTAGTAGGCGCTTTAGTTTTGTACGTTGGTGATATATTAGGTTTTGCTATTTCTTTGTTTTGTTTATTTTTGAGCTGGTTGTCTAATTTTTCCTGTTCTTCTTTTTGTTTATCGTAATGTTCTTTCATTTTATTAAACGTGAACAAACGCAACCATATAGGCATATTATAAACCGTGTCCCAATCGTAACCACCATTTCCATGAAATACTATTTCGTGGATTTGACTAAATAATATTAATCTATAGTCCTGAGTCAGGCCAAAAAAAGTTAAGTGAAATTGGAATAGCTATGCCCTCCCCTACATAACTATCATCTTCTGGTTTGTAGACTAAATTAATATCAGGTTGAATTTTAGTATAATGCTCACGTAATGCTCTTGCGTCTTTAGCAATTAAATAATTGTCAACAAATTCACGAATGTCTTTAGCATCACGTTTTCCTTCAACTGAGGTAATCATGTGTTTTAAACGTGTAGTAACATCAGTTGAGCCGTTTGGATTTACTTTTTGTAAACCTTTAATTTCAGCATCAATCTTTTGTTCATCACCGTGTGTTAATAGTTTGAATGTAATATTATTACCTGAGTGTGGTAATGTAAAATTAAATTCATTTACACCACGAGTAAATAATGATTCATCAACCACTTTATCTTCTAATGTTGATAAGTCAACAGATACTTCTCTGTTATTATAAGTAAAAGAATAATCTTTACCATAACCTAATACACGAGCAGCAACTAATATTGCGTTTTTATCACCAATTAGTAATTCATTGTAATCAATTGGTGTTACAATTAATGCTTGTAATAATTTATCAATAACAGTACCTTGACGAATGAAGTTAGCATTAGTAAGAATGTCTTCTTCCTTTGCTGTCATATACTTCATTTCAATTTGCCCTTTAGCTAGTGGGGATGTTTCAGGATACAATAAACCTTTTGAAGGTAGCGAAACGATTTCTGTTGGAATTTTTAATTCAGCCATAAACTTTTATTTGTTTTATATATATAAATATACAAAAAGAAAAGACGTCTGCAAAGCAGACGCCTTTTAAAAAAGAAATATGAAGGAGGAATTAGAAGTTCAATACGCAGTAATCCATAGCGATTGTTACTGATAAGTTGATTGCGGCTTCATTTGCCCAATCGTATTCACCAAAAGCTGCTGTTTTGCAATAAGCACCTTTGATAATCCACTCACCAATTACATCACCTACTGGACCTAAGATATCTAATGTTAAATCTTTCTTGTAGAAATCAGAATAACCATCACGGCCAGTTACTGATTCGTGTGCCAAACGAGCCCATTCCATTACAGCTTGAGCACCACTTGGAGTTACAGGATCGTATAATCCTAAAGTCATATCGTTCCATCTAACTTTACCCTTAACTTTACGGTAAACGTTGATGTGATCTAAAATAATTTCACCAGCTTCAAATCCAGGTGCAGTTGCACTTTTAATCAAGTACGCAGGAATACCATCGATGTACATGATAAAACGGTTCTGAACTTTTGGTTCAAACGCTGTGAACATTATTTCGTTTGGTGATAATACAGCCATTTTATATTATTGTTTAAATTGCTATTAATAAATATTAGCAACTACATCCCCTTATGCAGGGAATGTAGCGCCAGTTGGTAATACGTTGAAATTCAATATAATAAATTCAGCTGTCTTAGTTGGTTGGATATAGATCTGACCTACTAATTGGTTTCTGTCGATTACATCAGGAGTGTTGTTTGATTCATCCATCACTACTTTGTAAGCATATAAACCTTGTCTTTGTACTACTGAATCTAAGTATGGGTTTACTTGGCTTAAGAAACGGTTACGAGTAACTGCAGTATTTTGTTCGAATACTAAGTTATTACCTACTTGGCCAATAAAGTCTTTTAATGCAATCAATAAACGACGAACATTTACGCGATCAAGAGCTGTTGATTTCTTTTGTAATGTTTTCTGACCAAATACTACAACACCATTTCCAGGGAATGTAGCTAATGGGTTAACATTTGCATTGTATAATGTATCACGATCGTTTTGAGTTAATTTTCTTTCAGCTTTTAATACTGAAGGAACACCACCACGATTTAAACCTGCAGGAGCGAACCATTCAGCACCAACTTGGTCGTTGAATGCTAAAACACCACCCATTACAGTTGTTGGAGGAGCCCAAACAGCCTTACCTAATCCGCTTGAGTATAATTGAACCCAAGGCCAGTAAGTAGCTGCGTAGTTACTGTTTTGTCCAGCAGCAGCTGTAGCAGCTGTAGAAACAACAGCACCATACTTTTTAGTATCTACAAGTGCAATTGCATCACCACGACCTTCAGCTGTTGAAATCATAATTGATAATGCATTTCCTGTAGTATCAAAGCTAACACCAGGAGCTAATAATACATTAAATCTGTAATCATCCTTATTTGCTAATAAGTTGAAAGCAGCTGTATAGTTAGCACCAGAGAAACCTTGAATATTAGTTGCAGTGATAGCTTCATTCATTAATTGCTCATTAGTTGTAGCTACTAAGCCACCTGCAAATGAACCACCGAATGAACCACTACCAGTTGCTGGTAAGCTACCACTGTATTGAGCAGCTTTATAAGCACCACTATTGTCGATAGAATCGATTTGTGGAGTTGTTACTGATTTAACACGAACATATTGAGAAGCATTAGCATAAGAACCAGTATAATCAATATACGGGCTACTATCAACGTCTACTCTGTAAACTGGTTTAATATCACCAATTACACGAGAGATAAAGTTAGGTTGAGCTGGGTCTAATGATAAGTTAGGCCATGTTTCTAAATAGTTAGGTTGAGCTACGTTGTCGTCACCTTGACGAATTGCTAAAGTAAATGTACCTAAAGTTGGACTTACTTGCGTTACTTCCCAACGTACATTCTTACCACTACCACTTGCTAAAGCACCACCTGTAGCTAAACTAGAAGTGTTGTTCATTTCATTACCCCAAGCTAATGTTTCAAGTTGGAATGAAGATGTAAGTGGAGTGTTTGGAAGATATCCAAAGGCATTTACACTAGCAGAAGCATAAGTACTAACTGA